ACTGAAAATGGATTTAAATTGACCACACGGGAAGCAATTCGTTGTGTTACCACATTTGCTGTTGTGTATGGTAATGTGAAGAAGTTTGATGACCCACTTTGAGAAATTTTATATCCAAGATTGTTTGCACTTGTAGAATCTAATTGACCCATGTTATAGACCAATGACAATGACTGTAATGGGAAATTCTGAACATTTTGTGATGCTGTCATTTGTTTTGTTCTACGATTAACTGTTACCAAGTAATCAGTAACAGCTGTGTCTGATGCAGCATAACTTGAGAAGTCATCAACTAAAATACCATTTTTAAATCGATTCAGGCCATTGCCATCAGGAATCTGAAGCGATGATGCACCTTTTTCTAATAGATTAAGAGCTGTGTAGTATTCAATATTGTTTACTCGATTCTCTAGACTAGAAATGTCACGCATCAACCAACGTTTATGTTTAACTCGTTCAATAGATAAACTCGGCAATACACCTACTTCTTCACCAGGAATATATGCAGTGTATGGGTCATGATAAAGGTTTGCAATGACCAAAGAACCATCAGGTTCAATTGGTGAAATTGGATTTACTGAAGGTGTGCCTTGCACAATTTCAAATGAACGGTCTTTACTTAATACTAATTTATCAAAACGACCAAGATAGAAACCATAATCAGATTCATATTCGGTCAAGTCAACTGGAATATATGCACCAGCAGCACCTGAACCTGAACTGGATGTTCGAATTGTAAACGAACTCTGTGCATTAATAAGTGATGGTCTAAAATCTAATGAATCTCTTAACTGATAGAAGTTACCACTGGATGCCATGTAAGATGGAATTTCAGCATAATTTTCTGGTGCAGAAGAAACTGGTGACAAGTAAGACATGACAGAATAATAACCATCACCACCAGTTGTTTCATAATAGTCTAATATGACTAACAGGTTACCTTCAATCGGTTGTTGGCCAATACCCAATGTGATTGTGGCAAAATCATAGTATGAATCTCGTTGACCATTATCAAATGTAAATCGACTAGTCACATCATAAATTGAATTAGTCAACATGGCATCCGTTGCAGCGGTGCCAGAAGATTTTGTGTCAATAATTTTAACAATTCGTTTTACATCGGTGATATACAATTTTTGTGGTTGACCTGGTGTTACAACACCAGCATTGGCAATATAAACTTGACCTTCTGTTAAGTCAACATTAGTATATGTTGCAACTGTTGTGCCTGTAAGATTTACACCAGAAGTATTGCCTTCAACTAAATTTTTGGCTTTCAATACAAATGATGTATCGTTACCGTTGCTGACAAAAGCCTTCGCAATAATGGTGGCAGTGAAAGCACCCAAATCGGATGTTGGTGTTGTAAATGTAGCAGTACCACCCGAACCAGTAATAGAACAGGTTCTACTACCGATACCCCATGGTAATGTTTGACCTACAGTTAAACCACTTGAAAGAGGATTGGTTACAATAATTTGAAAATTTTGTGAAATGGCATCTTGTGATAAAGAACCTGTTCCAAGGAAACGAATTGTTGCAGCCGGTGCAGAACCAAATGTCAATGCAGCCGTAATGTTACCGCCAGATACGGTGAAAGAAACGTTTCGGAATACTTGTGTAGTTGTATATGATGAATTGTTTGCATATGAAACGAATGGGTTACCAATTGTAAACAGTAATTCTGGTGCATTTGGATTTTGTAATACAACATCACCTTCTGCAACATTGTTTACTTTGTTTAAATTATCAATCGTTGCATTGGCAGTTACAGTGTAAGTTGCACCTGCGGTAGATTTAATCATTGTTTCTAAATCAGTTGTATCAAATCGTAGTGTGAATACTGAGTTGTTAGCTAATGCAACTGTAAATGGCCTATCAACATAGGCAAACTTAGCAGCTGCATCATATGTTGTAATTGTTCTAAAATCTCCAGCAGAAGTGCCTGTATCAATACTGACTGTTACTCCAGTATAAGCATTGGACACATTTGAAAACCGATTGGTACTAGGTAGTCTTATGTAACTATTGTTTGCATTGATTGGTGCAATTTGTGAAACATTGGCTGATAATGTCTGATTTTGAATATTGTAAACAAAGGCTTTATACACATATGCAGCACCGTTGGATGTATTTGATGTGCTGGAGTAAATTAGATTACGAATATAACCTGTTGCAGCCTTAGTAGAGTTGTAAGAATTTTCATTGGTTAATACAATATTATCTTTACTTACAGTATGAAAATCAATTTGTGGTGAAGTTGTTACATCAAAAACACCATTGGCGGAATTAACATAAAAATAATTACCATAATCCACAAATGCTGGATTGTTTGTGACTGTTGTTTCAGTTCTAGCACGGTCATTGGTTAAAACCACATCAGATGAATTTTCTAAACGATAACCACGAACATAGGCAATACCTTTTGAAATACCCATGTCATATTTTGCTGAATTGATTGTGTTGGCTTTAGGTGTCAATGTATAATCATTAACAATAAAGTCACCATTGGTGTCATTGGTACGTTTGGCAAAGTAATCATCAATCACCGAGTAAACGGTGCTGTCTACTTGTTTAACAATAGAGCCATCCACTAAACGAACCAATTCAATAAAGTTGTCATCATCACCGAGACCAAGAGTTCGTGTTTGTAAGTCTAAAGAAATTTTATATCGGTCAGCACCTGGTGCCTGATAGTTTGTGGCATTAAATGCTGGATCCAATAATGAAGAATCATCAACAGAATCCACAATAGATTCAGATGCATTTAAACCTACACGCAATGATGGAATCGAACTATATTTGGAAAGAATAATGGTTTGCTCACTAGCAACCACAAAGTTACCATCAACATAAAAAATACCTTGTGAAATAGAAGCAACAGAAGAAAGGTCTGTAGCTGGATTACCTGTTGAAGCGGTAATTATTGTAGCGGTTAGATTTGAACCGTTTAGAAATACGGTGTCACCCGAAACAAATTTATTACCCGAAATATAACTTACAACGAGAGTGGGTGGATCACCTACACCACCTGCAGTTGTTGTTGATTCTACTGTTACAACAACTTTAGCTATAATTGAACCATCAGCCGACCGTATAACACCATTATCAAAGCTTTCAGCTAAAATGGTGGCACCAGAATTATCCGTTGAATTGAGTTTTAAATAATAAACATTTTGATTGACAGTAACTTTACCACCAGAAATTGGTGTGTTCTGTGCAAAAATTGCATCAGCAAAACTAGTAATTTGATTTTGAAGAATTGTTTGTGATTGTGTTAATTCACGAGCTTGAACAGCAAATCCTGGTTTAAAAAGAATACGGTGAAAATTCTTTTGTGGATCAAAGTCATCATAATACGGGTCTACATTAAAATTAAGTGCCATTTTTTCTTTCCATTAAAAGCTTAACACAATACGGAATTGTTCTGTACCATCAGGACTCCTTGCAATACTTTCTCTATTCTCTATGTAGGCCATGTATCCAGAGTATATAATAAAGTCTGTATTTTCTATTGTTAAAAGAGTCCGCACTGCAGTACCAACTGTACCACTCGCATCTTGAATTAACGCTTGATTGACCACTGGTGTTCCAGTTATATTTATGGCCTTTACTATATTATTTAATGAATCAAAGCTCACAACTTTAGCAGAAAAAGTTGCAGTTGCCAGACTGGCACCTTGATAGACTGTTTGTCCTGTGTTGTAGTTTCCTGTACCAGGAGAAACAAAGAGTTTGGTGGTTACATCATAGATTGCACCATTTGCAATCATCATAGGTTCTTCAGCCACAGACTCTTGTGAAACCGGATCAATCAATAGACCAATTTGCCGATAGGCCATGTCTGTAGGTATCAGTCCATTTTCACTCTCAACAAACTCTGGTGCCACCATTATATGGTTACATCCTAATTCAGAAATAGGATCAAAACCATGTCCACCAACAGGAGAGGCTGGTGCTTCAGCAATCGCTACCACATTTGGTGTTGAAAAACCAGGTAAAATATTAATCACGGCTTCTGCATAGGTATAACCTGTACCTGTGTTAGCCATTGTAACATCATACAAATAACCGGCAGCGTTGATAACTGGTGTGCCGTTTGCAAACTGGCCATCACCACTAATTGTAATTGTTGCACCACCGGAAGTATAACCTCGACCAACAGTTGTAATATTAACCACATCAATTGAACCTTCGGCTGCAAAAGTTGCAACAGGATTTGGTGCCATTCCAATCGGAACAGGCATCCAGTTAGCGTCAAAGAACCTTTGTTTAAGACCAGCATCCAACGAATACATAAACTTCCATTTATATCCGTCTGCTGTCTTAACTAAAAATGAGTTATCAAAAGTACCTGGTAAAAACTGTGGTTCTACCGTAGATTGGCTGCCATTATTATTCGATAAACATTTAAATACTTGGTCAAATCGATTACGAACATAGAATCGGCTAATAACTATATTATCTGAATCTACAGCTAACATATTCTCCGTATCTTGATAATAATCATAGACTGTACCTGAATCCCAATCAATACGAGGAATTACAGGAGAAATATCGGATGATGTAATTAATTTGGCTGCAATGATGTCTTTAAAAATATCTTTGATTGACCTTTGGTCTTGTGTTGGAACAGGAGGGTTACTCTCATCAGGCCAAGGAGTTACACGACCAATAAAAGCATATAATGTAGTTTCGTGTACCTGTGCTGGAGAATAATAGTATTGTAATACTTCATATACCTTGCTATCAGGTAATAATTGTGCTGATGTATTTGCTATTGTCGCCATATTCTATTCTCTATTAAGCATGTTGAACTGTTACAAAAGTGTTTGCATTGTCACCACCAATACTAAAATATTTTAAGTAAGATGAACTGGTTGCAGGTATTGTAAATGTTGTTGTGTTAGTGGTTGAGTTTAACGCTGAACATCCGTGAGTAATTGTTCTTGAACTACCACCGGTGTTGGTTAACCAAACTTCAACCACTTTACCATAAACGTAATTTGAAAATGAAATTGTTAAGTCAGCTATAAGTTCAGCTTTAATCAGCGTTGATGTTGAGAAATCAACTGTAATGGCTGTTTGGTTACCAGATAAAATATCACTTTCAATCAGGTTTTCACTTACTGATTCGATGACATATGTGTTGGCTAAATCTGAATCAATTGTAAAATACTTTAAATGTTTTACACTATACGGTGCAACTTTAATTGTTGTACCTTTGGTTGTAGAGTTGTTTGCAGAAACACCGTGAGTAATTGTGCGAGTATTTACTGAGTCATTGTATACAAACAAATCAATGAACTTACCAAGAACAATATTACTATGTGATACAACCAAATTACTGGTGATATTTGTTTTAACAATATTGGCTTGTTGATAGTTAAGTGTAATGGCGGTTTGTGGTGAGGCATATGTGGTTGGTATTGACATTACATTGGCCACAAAACTTGCTCCATTAGCAAATACAAAACCATCAACAGTTAATGAACCAGGAATATAAACACTATTGTTTACGGTGATTGAAAATGTATTGGCCAAAGCATTATTGGCTTTAGCGAAAGCAGCCCATGCATGATTGTTGGCTGTTGTGATGTTGGTGTTTTGAGTTGCATCCACACCTTGAATAATAGAGATACTGGTATTCTGACTGGTGTTTATAGTTTCAATACTATTTAATCTGGTGTTTTGAGTGGCATCAACACCTTGTATAATAGAAATAGCTGAGTTCTGTGCTAGGTCTACACCTTGTATACCACCAATTTGAGTATTCTGAGTTGCATCCACACCTTGTATAATACTAATTGTAGTATTGGTCGCATCAGTCACACCTTGAAAATATGATTGATTTGCTGAGATCCAAGAATTTTGTGTAAGGTTCACACCTTGTATAATTGAAATCAACGAATTCTGTGTGAGGTCAACTCCTTGAATGATACTGATAGCCGAGTTCTGTGTAAGGTCGACACCTTGTATACCACCAATTTGAGTATTCTGTGTAGCATCAACACCTTGAATGATACTGATAGCCGAGTTCTGCGTAAGGTCTACTCCTTGTATAATAGAAATAACAGAGTTCTGTGCTAGGTCTACACCTTGTATACCACCAATTTGAGTATTCTGAGTTGCATCCACACCTTGTATAATAGAAATAGCGGAGTTCTGTGCTAGGTCTACACCTTGTATAATTGAAATCAAAGAGTTCTGTGTAAGGTCTACACCTTGTATAATAGAAATGGCCGTATTTTGATCCACATTAACGGTCTCGATAGAATTCAGACGAACATTCTGTGTAAGATCGGTACCTTGTATAATACTAATTGCAGTATTCTGGTCAGTATTGATTGTTTCGATACTGTTCAATCTGGTATTTTGTGTTGTATCAACACCTTCAATGATAGACATACGAGTATTTTGAGCAACATCAACACCTTGAATAATAGAGATACTGGTATTCTGACTGGTGTTTATGGTTTCAATACTATTTAATCTGGTGTTTTGAGTTGCATTCACACCTTGAATAATGATAGTGTTTGCTTGAACATCTGTGAAAATAGTATTTGCCAATACTCCTGTAATTAGCGAAGTTGCTAAAAACTGTGAAGTTGTATTGGTGGTCTTATCCACCACCACAAATACTGTGTTGGCGTTGTTAGCTGATAATTGTGATAAGACTGGTAATTCTGATATCTTGACTGACGGCATTTCTTACCCCGCTAATATTGTGATGCCTGTTTCTGTTATTAAAATATAACCATTTTCTGTTAATAATTCTGGATATTGAAATTGTCCTATCACATCATAGACCAAACAAGTTTCCGTATTTGCAGATTTGTCAACTGTAATGAGTGCGTTATCTACTGGTCCAAATGAGTTATTGGCAAGGTATAAATTACCATTTGCAAATACCTGTGTGACGGTATAATAAGAACCGCCATTTAATGAAACTCTATCTCCAGTAAAAATAATGTTGTTGGCTGGTGTTTTGTTGGTAAAATTACCATCAAATTGACCAGTAACCGATTGTATATTTATCACATTTGAGGAGGCGTTTGCTGATCCGATGGCAACATTTGCAAAGACTACAAAGACATTATCCTGCATTGTCACCTGATTATTGGCCCAATCTACATTTGTAATTGTTGAATAGGCTCTTAGGTTATTTGTGGCAGTATATTCAATGAAGTCATTTGCAAAGATGGTGTTACCAATATTGGCGGAGATTGTGTTGACGAACCGAATAATATTGGTACTGATCTGACCAGCTTGAGTGTTGGCTTCAATTCGGGCCAGAGCAGAGGCACCAGCAAAGGTGTCCATATCATAACCTTCTTGGAATGAAGTTTCAGTATTCATTGAGAAACCATTGGAACTCAACAACAAGTTTCGTCCTCTTAGATTCATACCAGAAGGGTGTAATAAGTTCAAAACTAAATCTTTGTATGTTTTGAGTGCTTTCTCAACTGATAAAACATAGGTGAAATTATTATAATCAAGACTTTCAAGTACCAATCCTAAAGAAGAAAGGTGGCCATCATCATTCAGATAGGTACCAGCACCTATAATCAAACCATCTAAAAATGATGCATTAGCTCTTGCATTACCATCACCATATCGAATAATACTTGTTGGACTACCTGTATCATCAGTATAAGCATTTTGTGGTTCTAAAATCAATAAAGAACTTACATTAGCAATATCATGGTCAATTTTAATTGAAAGCGTAGCATCATAGTTTCCTATGTAATCATATGTTCTTAATTGATATATGTCGGCTGCCGTATTTGCTGGAGATGCAGTTGAAATTTTAACTATAGAAGCTACGTTAGCTTTATAAGTGGCCACATTAAGTGATGCACCTTGATAGATAATATCTTCTGCCGTAGGAAAATCTAATGGTGAAACGTTACTTACTGCAACATCAGCTACTTTCAGATAAACATTTGGTGTTGAAACATAATCTTCACCAGGATTAATAATGTTAATGGTTGTGACCGAACCAGTTCTATCGGTTGTAGGTGTTAAGATTGCATCGGCACCCATAATTCCTGTAACAACAAGTGATGCATTAGAACCTGTGCTACTTGTGACTGTGATTGTGGGTAAAGTATCTTTTGTGTAACCTAATCCACCTAAAGGAAATGATTGATTTGTATTATTATTGGCATAAACATATGTTGCACCGATAATTGAACCAGCCGTATTAACAGTCACATTGGCAAATGCTCCGGCACCTGTACCACCAGCAATTAATATTGTGTTTGCATTACCATATCCTTGGCCGCCATTTAATATTTGTATTGGTTGAAGTATACCAAGAAAACTTAGTGCATCAGTTCCGCCATCGGTTGCATACAAAGAACTTACATCAACAGCAGGCGCAGAAGAATACCCTCCACCTTGATTAATAACTTGTACTGAACCAACTGGCCCAACTTGTAAAGTTCTAAAAGTTAAAGTGTTACGCAAAGTAGAATTTGTGTTTGCGCTGACAGCAAATGATGTATATGTTTGAGCAAAAGTTGAATTTCCAATTACAACATTAGCTACAATACCTAATGTGTTACTTGTGATAAGTGTAACATTGGCTAATTTAGTATCATCTAATAAATTAATTTGAGCTGTAGCACCAGAACCTCCACCACCAGAGAATGTGATGGCTGAATTTGGAAATATTCTGTACCCATGAGAAGGATCAGTTACGACTAAATCCTGAACAGATCCTGTTGTTGTTGTACCAACTTCTGCTGTTGCACCAATTGGGTTTGCCACATCAGGATTTAATCCACCAACAACAATAACTGGATCACCAGTTTCATAGAATAGTCCTCGATTTCTTGGATTAATTCTTATAGAAGATATAACACCTACAACTTTACCTCTAAGTATTGTGGCACCAGATGGTATACTTACACCTTGATTTTGAATGTATACTTCACTATCATAGAAATACACATCAAGGTTATTATTATCTACAACACGAACAAACTCACCAGATTCAAACAATCGTTGAATGTTTGAAATAAAAACTTCTGTTTTATCTCCTACTGCTGTAGCATAGTCTACTGTTGCATATGATTGTGAAGTTTCACCAAACAATCTTAGGTTATTAATTTGTAAAAAATTTAAATCAGTTGAGTTAATTCGTAACGATTTGGATACAATCCATTTACCATCAGAAGCCTTTAATATAACATCTGATGTATTAAAAATCTCGGCCTGTGAATCATATAATGCACGAAATAAAAATTGATATGATTTCTCAGTACCTTTTGAAAGATAAAACTCTTTTGCAATCTTTAACAGTTTTCTTTTATCTGTTAGAGCATCTTCTGGTATATACGGTAGAAAATCTTTTAGAAAGTATGAAACAAAACCATCGAGTGTAGAATCCACATCCATATAATTGAGTAGATTCTTGGCACCATAAGTTACACCTTCACCACTTGTGTTGGCTGTCGTAACTGATCCGTTGGCTGAGTAAGCAGTTTCTAACCATTCATAGTATGCCTGAATAAAATCAACAAAAGTAGAATAGTCAATATTATCCCGAACAAATTCGGGAAGCTGCTGAGGAATCAGCAGTGATGTTTTGTAATCGTTTGGTATCATGTATTAAACTTTGGCTACAATATTAATATTGATAGCATTCGGATCGGTATTATCAAGAGTAATGATTTTATCTCTTGCAGAAGATACAATGGTGGATGTCGGTACTGCCTGAACACTTAATACACCCAAAGAATTGTTAATTGCAGACGGATTAAAATCGGTGAGTGTTACAATACCTTGAGCATAATCTACTGTACCAGCATTGGCGTTGAGAATCTTCTTAACATTGTTTTCGAAGTAATAGGTTCTTAATGTACCTTTATTACCAGCAAGAATAGCCACAGCAGACGCTAAAGAACCGTTACCATCAGTTGATGTGATTTGCACAATAGCCTGTGTATAATTAACACCAACATCAATTATTGTAATACTATCTACTTGACCATTTACTACGGTGGCTCTTGCCGTGGCACCTGTACCATCACCAAGAATGGTTACAGTTGGTGTTGATGTATAACCAAAACCAGGATTGATAATAGAAATTGATTCAACATATGTTGTTGATGATGGAGTTTCTTCTAAGTATACAGAATCTCGCACCACACTATTACTATCAACGTCAATTATCTGAAATGTTGGTGTAACACTAACACTTTTACCAAAAATATCTTTTTTCAATGATGTTCCATATTTTAGTGTATACGTTGTTGATGATGTTAAACTTGGAACAAGCCGTTTCTGTAAGGTAATTGATGCATCGTTTGTGATAAAAGAAGAACTGACTGATTGTACCGTGGAAATTAATGTTGAAAGTTGAAATGTAGAGTTAAAAGTGTTGAGTGTGTCGGCTGCAAATCCTTGAATAGCCGTCAACACCTGTGTTTGTAACTGTGAAGAAGTAAGTGTTGTTAACTTTGGATCGTATAGTATATTTGAATTGATGACCAAATAATTATAATCAACATCAATAATTCTTGGTTGAACTGTTAGAACAGAAATAGGTTTAATGATTTGTTCTTCAATGATTGATTTCTGTGATGGGGTTAATAGATAACCACCACTTGGTTTGATAGCCACAAACACAACACCATAGACTGGTGGATCATTTTCTTCTCCACCCCA